TGGCATTGGTCTGGTCATTATACAGATGATGGTAATATTGGCGCACAAGAAATTCATAATGAGTACAGAACAATAAATAGAAATATACCGTTTCATTTTGTGATTATGAAAAACGGTGATATACAATCCGGTTTTCCAATACACAATGGTAGTCGTCACGTTGCACCTGAATTTAATGAATTTAGTTTTGGTGTAGCATTTGTTGGTGGTTATAACGGTCCAAGAGGCGGTTTACCAGGTGGAGTTAGATTAGATGCTAAATCATACACTACTTCTCAATGGGAATCTTTTAATAAAATTATGAAAGCATTTTATATTACTATTCCGGGCGGTGATGCTTTTGGACAAAACGATTTAGGAGATAATCCTGGAGAAGGACCTGGATTCAGTGTTCCTGATATTATATCTAAAGATCCTTTTAATAGAAAAAATACATGTCAACCTAAAATTGATAAGAAATTTTTAACACGAGAAGAAATTATTGCTAGATTAGTTTAGCAAATTACAGGATAAACAATAATGGCTGATGCATTTACAGAACTTGAGAATAATACAAACTTAAGTCAAACAAGTAAAAACATTGATAATAAAGGTGATCCTCAAGGCGAGTATCCTAAACCTGAATATCAATTCCAATCATCTATTGGATATGAAGATGAGCAGTTAAGCATTGGTGGTGGTGATCCTGATATAGACATTGCTGATATCATGGCAACTACTACGCAAAATTCGTCTGACTATACTGAGGCAAGTGTAAAGAGAACAAAAAGCGGACATGTTCTTATATTTGATGATGCTGGTGGTGAAGAACGAATACTTTTAAAACATAGAAATGGTACTGGCATAGAGATGCGACAAGATGGTACAATGATTATGCGTGCCGAAAACAATGTTATTACTTCTGTTGGTGGTTCAAGTGTATTCATGATTGAAGGTGATCTGAAAGTATCTTGTAAAAATGTAGAAGTTGATGCAACCGGTGATCTTGATATGAGAGTTGCCGGAGATTATAACTTGACTGTAGGCGGTGATAAAAAAGAAACTATTACTGGTTCAGTTGTTGAGACTATTAGTAAGAATAAAGCATCGACTATTTCTGGAAATGAATCTGATATTATTTTAGGCACAAGAACAAACACAACTCTTGGCAATAATAATAATATTATAAAAGGTAATTACGATAATATAGTTGGCGGTGATTATACAATGTCAGGAAAAGGTAAAGCATTATTTACTTCAATGACAAATGTCGGTATTAGTTCACCTGATATTAACATAGGTGCTGCTGATCTATCTATCCTTGCTGCTGGAGGAACTATAGGCGGTGAGAATGTAATAAATTATGCAAAGAACTATTACGGAACATCTGCTACATTTACTGCTGGTGTTACTACTAATGGCGTAACTTCTTCGTCAGGTATAACTGCACCAACATTTCATGGATCTTTAAAAGGTATTGCATCAATAGCAAGATCACAAAGCTATGGAGAGGCTGCAACTAGTGGTGGTACTGCTATTACAGACACAGCAACTGGTGCCACTGATACAACAGCAACAGGTCAACCAACTGCTGCGATAATGACTACCTATTTAAACTACGGCAATTATGGTGTAGAACAAGTATCGATTGATGAAGGTGATTATATAAAGGATAAAATTAATATCGGACCAAATACTGGATTCATTACTGAAAGACCACTTACTCAAAAAGAAATAAGAACTAAATTAAAAGATCCTGCAAATAATACAAATAGAGAATTTATTAATACGCTTTATGCCGAGAATAGAATATCTAAAGAATATCTTAAGAAAATACCACCAGAAATTGGTAGATCATATGATGGTAATATAAATTATATTCCATTTCGAGGAGAAGGATCTCAAATAGCTGACAGTGTATTAATTAAAGGTAGTCCTCAAATTCAACCTATTTTACCGGATAGTAGATTTAATCCTATGGCATTAGATCCTAAAAAAGGAGTATTTGCAATCAACCTAAAAACTTTATTAGGAACAGGTATACCATTATCTACATTTTGTATAGGAACTACTCTTGGTCATTTAGCTACACTCGAAGAACGACAAACTCTTGCAAGGCATTTATTATTACAAGCTGAAGTTATTAAGTATAAAAAATTAAGTGATCAGTTTAAAGATTATCAATTAGTAGTCGCTGAAGGAGTTTATAAAAAGGGCGCAAGTGAAACTCTAACTCCTGGTTCTGTTCCATTCCTTGCACAAACCGGCCGTGCAATCGTATATGAAATGTACGATGAACGTAATATAAGTTCATCAGAAGTTTTATTTAATTTTGCTACTAGACTTGCTGAAAACTTATTTGGTTATGATAAAATTATTATAGATTATGATCAACTTGATCCTGATGGTGCAACACTAAATGCTCAGATAATAGTTATTATGCCACAAGTTGATGAAGATTACAATATAATAGGTGCAGCTTTGCCTGCTTTAAAACTAGAAACAAGATTTAATAATGAAGTGCTAAGTAATACTGATTTAGTAGAACATGGCTAGAAAACTGTTATAAATAAGATCAAAGTATAAGAGAAAACAATGGCAACTAAGTTATCAGCAGAAGATGGAAATCTAAGTGTAAGTACCTTAATCGGAACTCGTACTAGACTATACAAAGATATTGATCTTACTTTTGCTAATAAGCCGAGTGGAGAAATATTTAAAAAAGAATCTGCAGCTGCAGTAAAGCAAACTGTTAAAAATCTTATGTTGACTAATTATTTTGAGAAACCATTTAAACCAAAGTTTGGTGCTAATCTCAGAGAAATGTTATTTGATCTTGCGGATGATGATGCCGAAGAAGATATAGAGGATCGAATTAGACATGCTATTGGCATTTTTGAACCGAGAGCTCAAGCACTTAATGTGAATGCGACGGCAACTCCGGATAGGAACTCGATACGAGTAACAGTGGAATTTAGAGTAATAAACACACAAGAGATAGTGACGGTTTCCACCGTCCTCGCGAGGTTAAGGTAACATGGCAACAACGATTAAATCCACCGCATTAGATTTTGCTAACATAAAAACTAATCTAAAAACGTATTTACAAAATTCAACTGAGTTTGCTGATTATAATTTTGAAGCATCGGGCTTATCTAATATTCTTGACGTGCTTGCATACAATACACATATCAATGCGCTGACTGCTAACTTTGCATTGAACGAATCATTTCTTGGTACAGCTCAATTGAGATCATCAGTTGTATCTCTTGCAACTGGTATCGGTTATGTGCCAGATACAAAGACAAGCGCCAAGGCCACCGTGGGCGTCACTCTGAACCTCTCAGGAGTAAGTGGTCGACCGAGTACAATCGATTTACCACGTTATCATAGATTTGCTGCAACTGTTGATGATGTAGCATATGTGTTTCAAACAACAGATGTACATACTGCAGAAGATGATGGTAACGGCACTTATGTATTTAAAACAGTAGATGGTTCTGCTGTCGTTCCGATATACGAAGGAACACGTAAAGTTAAAACGTTTCTTGTCGGTGAATTTAATGAAGCAGATGTTTATATGATTCCTGACATATCACTCGATGCAGATAGTGCACTTGTGACAGTCACCGAAGGAACGACTGATACTGTTTATACAAATATTACAGCTGCTACTACAATATCAGCTACATCAACAATTTATATTTTAAAAGAAGCGCCGAATGGATTTTATCAATTATCGTTTGGTGGTAATGGTATTCTAGGATTAAGTCCTGCTGCTGGTAGTACTATTACTGTTAACTATATATCAACAAAGGGTGCAACTGCAAATACTGCGACTGGCTTTACTGCAACTGATACTGTGACAGTTCTTGGAACTGCACGAACTCTTACTGTTACAACAACAGCCGCTGCAATTGCAGGTGGCGAAAAAGAAACAATTGAATCAATACGAACAAATGCACCATTCCAATATGCAACACAAAATAGAATGGTAACACCCGAAGATTATACTGCTATTATATTACGTAACTTTTCAACACTCATAAATGATATATGTTCATGGGGTGGACAAGATAATCCTGAACCTAAGTTTGGTACAGTCTTCTCGGCAATTGATTTTGAAGATGATGTAACCGCAGCTGTTCAAGCATCAACTAAAACTTCTATTGAAAATCTTGTAAACCAACTTGCTGTGATAGCATTTAGTATAGAGTTTGCAGATCCGGTTGATACGTTTATTGAAACAGATTTATTTTATCAAATCAATCCAGATTTAACTCCTCTTTCAACTAATTCTATTACTACCTCTATTAAAACAGTTGTTGCTGATTATTTTACTTTAAATACTGGTAAATTTAAAAAATCATTTAGACGGTCTGCTCTTCTGACACTTGTAGATGAAGTGAGTTCTGCTGTTCTTTCAAGTAGAGCTATTATACGTATGCAACAACGAATTACTCCGACACTTAATGTATCTAATTCATTCACACTTACTTTTCCATCGACTATTGCAATTCCGGCAGCAAAAGCAGTTCCTACTGACGCTGATTTTGTTGTAAAAAGTAATTCATTTACAGTTGATGGTCAAACATGTCGTATTGTAAATGAGCAAGCTCCAAATGTAGCAACAACTAAACTTCAAATAGTAGCATCTGGTACTGGTACAATTATTGTAGATAATATCGGATCATACAGTACAACAACCGGCATTCTTAGCATTGTTGGATTTACGCCGAATGGATTACTTGGTGGAGAAACATTTATTAAAATATCTGCAACTCCAGCAAATCAAAGTGCAATTGTTCCAGAAAGAAATAATATTATTAATTACGATCCAGACGCAAGTACCTTTACTGCAGTTGCTACAGAAGCTGATTATTAAAAATGGCAGATAAAACACTTTCAGATATAGGTAGACGCGAGCTCGATTTCACCGGAAATCAGATAGCAGAAGCATTACCAGAATGGTTTAGAGAAGATAATCCTAAACTTATTACATTATTTGAAAAGTACTATGAGAATCTAGATAGTGATGGTCACTTTGGTCATCAGCTACATACAATTCCTACTCTCAGAGATATATCACAAACCGCTAAATCAAATATTACATTTATAGAAGATGAACTTTTACTTGGTCAAAACTATGTTGAAGGTATTCTAGATAACCGAACTGGTGCAGAACTTTCAAATAACTTTTATAGATCAAAAGGTACTAAGTTTGGTATCGAACGATTCTTTAAAATGTTTTTTGGCGAAGTACCAGAAATAATATACGGTAAAGATCTTGTAATGAAAGTTGGTAATAATATTGGTCCTGAAACTGGATTAAGAATTACTGATCCTACAATATATCAATTCTGGGGAATACTTATTAAATCAGGTATTTCTTCATCTGACTGGTTAGAATTATATAAACTATTTGCACATCCAGCTGGTATGTACGTAGGTGCAGAAGTTGCAATATCAACAGCAAATGCAGATATTAGTTTTGATTTTATGCCAATCAGTGTTGCAGAAGATGAGGTTGCTGCTCAATTTGTAAGTTCTGCTAGCGCTTCACCATTTGCGCGTCAAGATCTTTCTGGTATTATCGGAACTACGAGTAAACCATACGATTCAGATGGCTCAACTCCAGGTGGAGCATATCGTGTTGACTTTGGCAGAGTATTCAATAGATCGTTTAACGATTCGGCTGAAGGTGGATTTAGAGATCTTGTTGCACCATTTGGTGCTGTGATTGATCACGGTGCAGTTACTGGTAGTGTTACTCTTACACTCGATAAAGGCTTGGTCACTGCTGTTACAACTGTTGATTCAGATTATGGTGCATTCGGTGTTAATCAATTCGGAAGTCTTGGTTATATTCAAAATACATACGGAAATCTTGGTAATGCTGCTGAAATTAGTTCTGAAACATTCGATCAAGATTCAGATACAAATAGAGATGGCGATATTAGAATGTCTAATACTCAGATTAGAATGGATGTTGATGAATTTAAATATTATACTGATTCTGCATAAAAAAAGAGTATAAATAGATACAAATCAAAGGTTAGAAAATGGCAAGACAAACAATAAATACTGGTACAGTGGCAAACGATAATACCGGCGATACTATGCGTAATGCTGGTACTAAGATTAATGCCAATTTTTCAGAAATTTATACTATTCTAGGTGGAGATAGTGTTACACCAACTACTAAAATGTCATTTGGTACTAATAGTATTATTGCTGAAGGTGCGACTGATGATGCACATGAAACTACTTTAGCATTTACAGATCCAACTGCTGACAGAACTATTACATTTCCAGATGAAACAGGAATTGTTCAGCTGACAGGTGGAGCACAGACACTTGCAAATGCAGTACTTACAACTCCGCAAATTCAAGATGCTGATTCTGATCATCAATATATATTTGCTACACCTAATCTAGCTGCAGACAGAACAGTTAATCTGCCATTACTGACAGACAGCGATACATTTTCTTTTGTTGGATTTACTGAAACTCTTCTAAATAAAACACTTACAAGTCCTGTACTTACTGCACCTAAGTTTGCAGATGCAGGTTTTATAGCAGATGCAAATGGTAATGAACAAGTCGTATTTCAAACAGCATCAAGTGCTGTTAACCATGTTGAAATAACAAACGCAGCAACAGGTGCTGCTCCTGCATTCAATGCTGTTGGTAGTGATACGAATGTTACAATGTCTCTTGCAGCAAAAGGAACAGGTTCACTTAATTTAAATAGTAAAATTAATTACACTACCGAAACTCTTACTGGTACAACAGTCGCTGCTTCTGCAGTTATTCCGGTTACTGTCCATAATGCAGGTTCTGCAGTTGCAGCATCGCTTATCAATGGTACAGTTGCTGGTCAAATTAAAAAGTTTGTTAATATCGGTGCAGGTGCAGTAACACTTACTCCGGCCACGTACGCCCAAGGAACTACAATTGTTTTAGCTCAGCATGATAATGCCGAACTCTTATGGACTGGTTCTACTTGGTATGATTTAGGTCAACAAACTTTACGTGACGGTGCTACTCTTAAAATTGGTGCACAGACAAGTGGTTTAGCAACAACTATCGGACACGCAACATCTGAAGTAACTGTAGGTGATAATCTTACAGTGACAGGTAATCTTACAGTATCAGGTACAACTACTACTGTTAATACCCAGACAATTAATGCACAAAATGCACTTGTATTTGAAGGTGCTACAGCTGATGCGCATGAAACAACTTTATCAATTATCGATCCAACTGATAATGATAAGACAATATCTTTACCAAACGTTTCAGGTACACTTCCAGTATTAGCTGCAGTAAGTACTACAGCAATTTCATCTACGCCAGAAGAATTAAACATATTAGATGGAGCTACAGTAGT